TCAGTCTGAGTCCACCTTTGATCAGGTGACGCTCAGCCCCAAGAACCTGGCTGCTCTGTCCAAGTACAGCCGCCAAACCCTGCTTCAAGCCACTCCTGGGATTGAAGACCTGGTGCGTCGTGACCTTACTGACGGCATCAACCTTGGCATTGACCTTGGCATTCTCAACGGCTCCGGCTCCGCCGGCCAGCCCACCGGCATCCTGAACACCTCCGGCATCGGCAGCGTGGCTCTGGGCACCAACGGTGGCGCCATCACCGTCAACTCACTGGTTGACCTTGAAGAGCAAGTGCTGATCGATAACGGCGCGGTGAACCGTGACGCTATCGCTTACGTCACCAATGCCAAGGTGCTGGCTGAGCTGAAGAAGCTCCGTGCGGGTGGATCTACCACCACCGACGGCGCCTACCTGGTGAACGATCAGCTGGACGCAATCGGCCGCGGCGGCACCCCTGCCACCGTGAACGGTTATCCGCTTTATGTCACCAACCAAGTTCCTAGCAACCTGACCAAAGGCACCAGCTCGGGCGTCTGCTCTGCTGTGCTGATGGGTGACTTCAGCCAGGCCATGGTTGGCTTCTACGGCAACGGCATCGAAATCGTTGTTGGCGAAGATAGCGATGACTTCAGCAAGGCTCTGACCAGCGTTCGTGCAATCGTCTCTTATGACGTTGCCGTGCGCCACGCCGAGAGCTTCGCTGCCATCCTCGACGTGACCACCTGATGATGAGGCGGGGCCAGGCAACTGGCCCCTTTTTTTCTTATGCGCGTTTTAATCGTTCGGACCTGTTGCGCACAGCAGCAGCACCTCGAAGAGGGCAAGGTCTATGACTTGGACAGCAGCGCAGCCACTGCGCTTTTACGGATTGGCCGAGCTGTTGAAGCTCCTGCAGAAACGGTTAAGCCAAAACCAGCACCACGCAAAACCAAAACAACGGTAAAAGATGGCGCTAACTGATCTGCCGGATGTTTATCTAGCTGACTTTGGCGTTGATTGTGTCGCCGGCAGCGTCTCTGGTAAGGGCATTCTCGACATGCCTACCGAGGTCGTTGCTGGTGACATGATGCTGTCTACTGATTACGTACTGACAGCAAAATCCTCAGATTTTGGGAATCTTGTATATAACTCACAAATCACTGTTAATGGCACAGCCTTTACGGTGCGTGATAACAGGCTTGCTGGTGATGGAATGTTTTGTGAGCTTTCATTGCAGCGCAGCGTTGAAACGCCAATAACGACATCAACCACGGCGATTGATGGTGGCGACGTTGACGATACTGTTGATGATCTTGGACTTGAAAAGTTAGACCCTGAGCTTGACGGTGGCAGTGCTGGGTCTAGCTACATTGAAGGCAACACGGTGGATGGTGGCGCGGCATGAGCAGCACTGCACGAATTAGGTTGCGTCGCGACACTGCAGCAAATTGGACTGCTGAAAATCCTGTCTTGCTTGCTGGTGAGATGGGCATTGAGACTGATACGCGCAGATACAAAGTGGGCGATGGCTCTACTGCATGGAGCAGCCTGAGCTATTACATCGAGGGCGTTTTAGCCCGTGGCCAGGCCAGCAAAACAACTAGTGGAACCATTACGATCGCAACCGCTGGCACGTATCAAAGCACTGGTCTGACTGCGACTTTTGATAGCAGCACTGATTATCAGACCGCGCTGGGCACGTCTGACACCTTTGCAATCAAGAACGACAGCGGCGCAACAAAGCTGTTTCAGGTGCAGGCCAGCATGGATGCTTATGCCGGTAACAATCACACGCTAGGAATCAAGCTGGCCAAGAATGGCGTCGGCATTGACCAGTCTGAATGTCGCGCATTCTCAGGATCAACTGGGCAGATTGCCAAGCTGTTTTGCTTTTGGATGGTTGAGCTAGTTGATGGTGACGAGGTGGCGCTGTATGTGGCCAATATCAACGACACGACCACCATTCAATTTCAACGCGGGCGAATCAGTGCCATTGAGGTGAAGGCATGACGACAAGGCGTGAGCTGATTCTTGCTCGACTAAAAACTAATCTTGACGCCATCACCGGGGCAACCGTTTACCGCAACCGCGTGGAGCCATTGGCGCGTGGTGAGGTTCCTGCTGTCATTGTCGAGCCAATCAGTGACGAGCCAATTGAAGAATTTTCAAGCAAGCTCCAATGGACGTTTCGCGTTCGCGTCACTGTATTGGTTCGCGCTAATGCACCAGGCAACGCCGCTGATGCCTATGTAAAGCAAGTGCATGACGCAGTGATGTCTGACACCACGATCAATGGCTACGCATTAGACATCGACCCTGCGACAACAGATTTTAGTTTTTTTGATGCTGACGTTCCTGTAGGCATTATCGCTATGGATTATTTGGTCAAATATCGCACCAACCGCGTTGATCTCACTAGCGCATAGATGGGCGGCTGGGGCCGTCGTTAAACTTAGACTGAAGACAAGATTTTTAGTGCCGGAGCCTGACTAATGGCAAAGCTCGCCCGCGTGAGGTCAATCCTCGCGAAAGAAGAAGTTACTTACGGCACTGACCCGACGCCGACTGGGGCTGATAACGCAATTCAGGTCTCTGCACTTGAAATTAATCCTGCGGAGTCTGACATCCTTTCCCGCGACCTTATTCGTGGTTATTTGGGCAACAGCCCTCAGCTGATCGCAAACACTCGCGTGACCGTTACGTTCACGGTTGAATATGCAGGCTCGGGCACTGCAGGCACTGCCCCCCAGTACGGTCCTCTTCTGAAGGCTTGCGGCTTCAGTGAAACCGTTGTTGCAGCCACGTCTGTGACTTACGCGCCGCTCTCGACCTCGCCTTATTCCGTCACGATGTACATCGACAACGATGGCATTCGCCACATCGTGACTGGTGCGCGCGGGTCTTTTACCGTCAGCTTGAACGCTAACCAAATTCCTGTTTACAACTTCACGTTCACGGGGCAGTACAACACCCCGACTGATACAGCATCACCAACCCTAACCTTTCAAAATCAAGCCATTCCACAAATCTTTAACGACACCAACACAACATCGTTTGAGATGTACTCCGAAACTGGCTTGGCACTTCAGTCAGTAGAGCTTGACCTTGGCAACGAGGTCGTGTATCGCGAATTGGTCAACTCCGATAAAGAAGTCCTGATCAGCAGCCGTGCGGCGACTGCCAACTTTGTGATTGAATGCCCAACGATTGCCACTGCGGATTTCTTCGCATTGGCTGTGGCTGGCACCTTAGGCAACCTCAGCATTGTTCACGGCACATCAGCTGGCAACATCATCACGCTGAGTTCGCCCGCAACCGGATTGTCGCTAGGCAACCCGACTTACTCTGAGGATCAGGGGATTGTGATGTTGAACCTTCCGACTACTATGGTCCCAAGTGATTCCGGCAATGACGAAATCACAATCGCCTACACCTGATCTGCATGTCCTTTGTCCTTAAAAAGGTCTCTTCTTACAAGTGGCCTGTCGCCGTTGAAATCCCTGTCGATGGTGGCAAGTTCAAGAAAGAGACCTTTACAGCAATTTTCAAACGGATCAGCCGGTCTGAGTTCAACAGTTTGATTGCTGAAGGCGAAGACGCCCTGGTGGATGCCATTGTTGTCGGTTGGACTGGCATCAAAGACGAGGATGGCGAGGATTTGCCATTTGACGACACGACAAAAGCGCAGTTGTTTGACGACCCTTTCGTTTTGAAAGGATTGATCAATGCCTACGCCGATAGCTTTCAGGGAGCGCCGGCAAAAAACTAAAAGATGCCGCCCGCCATTGGTGCGAAGCGGGCGGCAAATTTGCTGAAAACTATGAAGACCTGATGGCCCAGGGCATGGACCCTGGCGAAATCAACGCGATGCGCAAAGCGGCTAAAGCTGCGCAATTTGAGGTATGGGAAGAGAACTGGCAGGCTCTGCAGGTTTTCTTGCAGTGCCAAACTCAATGGCGGGTTTCAATGGGTGGGTTGATAGGTTTGGACTATGCAGCAGTTGCATGGGTGCTTAAACTGTATGAGATAGATGACCAGCGTTCGACGCTTGAAAAAATTCAAGTCATCGAAGCTGCTGCTTTGCAAGTGTTGAACAACTAGGTCGCCAGCATGATTGAAAATTCTCTGCTCAGAATTAAAGCTTCTGTCTCTGGAGACAATGAGATTAAGCGCCTTGGCAATACGATGCAAGGCGTGCAAGGTAAAGTTAAAAATTTACAAAGTGGCGTCGGCAAATTAGCTGGTGCGTTTCGGGCGTTATTTGCTGCAGCAGCTGTTTCAGGTTTTGCAGCTTATGTCAAATCTGCCGCTGACACCGCTGATGCTTTTGGCAAGCTTGAGGTTCGCACTGGTATTGCAGCAGAAAAGCTGGTGGGTTATGTGCAAGCCGGCAAGCTTGCTGACGTAAGCCAGAAACAACTTGTCACTGGCTTGCGTACCTTGGCGCGAACGCAATCTGAAGCAGCAGAAGGTACAGCCAGCTACGCAGAAGCCTACGCGAAACTGGGCGTATCAGTAAAAAATGGCGACGGAACCCTCAAAGCTTCCGACAAGCTGCTAGGTGAAATCGCCGATCAGTTTAAGGATCTGCCTGACGGCCCAGAAAAGGCCGCCCTGGCGATGGACCTATTTGGCAAGTCTGGCGCAGACATGATTACGCTGCTGAATGGCGGTAGCGCATCGCTTGAAGAATTTAATTACAACTTGAGCGACAAATTTGCTCAAAATGCTGAATATTATAACGACCAAATCACTAAACTAAGTTTTGCATTTGAAGGGTTTCAGATGCAGCTAATGGATGCGCTTATGCCGGCGCTGATTTCCATTACTGAAGTGTTTGCTGAATTATTTAACACAGAAGCCGATTGGAAAGCGTTATTTTCCATCATCGAGTTTGGATTGCGCGGCGTTGCAATCGCCACTTTGACTGTTGTCAAGGGCGTTGAAGAAACAATCAAGGCGGTGCAAATTGCCTTCCAGATCTCTCAAGCGGCCTTGTCTGGTGATTTGGGCAAAGCTGTTCAGCTAGGAAAGGATTACGGGCAAGGCTTTGTGGATCGACTTGGTACTAGTGGTTCCCAATTCAACAGATTGCTGTTTGGCCAAGGTGAAGCGCCTGAAGGTTATGGCCGGCGAGGCGGCAGACCCTTCCAAGTTGGCGATACCGTTGGCGGTGACACAGCAAAGCAAGTTAAAGCAGCGAAAGAGCGCAGAGTCATGCTGCAAGAAGTTTTTAATTTAGAAAATGCAATTCTCGACGCACGCGAACAGCAAAATGATTACGCGCAAGTTTTAGCCGAGTTAAATCTTGCCATTTTTCAAGCCAACCAAAAAATGGTTGATGATCCATTGGCTGGTGCCCTTGCTTTGCGCAAAGCTGAAATCAACGCCAATGAACAGATTTTGGCAATTGACCAGCAACGTGTTGAACAAGCTGAAGCGTTAGAGGAAGCGTTCAAGCGTTTAGGAACAGATCTTGCTGATCTGTTGCCTGAATCACAAAATTTAGACGAGCTTTGGAAGTCAATCGGCAGCACGATCACTTCTAGCGTGACTGGCGCTATTGAGGGTGCAATATTTGAAGCAAAAACTTTGCAGGAATCATTGACTGGAATTTTGCGCTCACTAGCAAGAGTTTTTCTGCAATTTGGGACCAAGACTCTAATTGGAGGCTTGTTTCCAAGTGCCAATGGCAATGTATTTGCGCAGAACAAAATCGTTCCCTTCGCTTATGGCGGAGTGGTAAACAAGCCAACGCTATTCCCGATGGCAAATGGCACCGGCTTGATGGGCGAAGCTGGGCCTGAAGCAATCATGCCGCTTCGTCGTGGTGCAGACGGTCGCCTTGGCGTTGAAGCTTCTGGTGGTGGCACAAGCGTAGTTGTCAATGTGAATGCGCAGGGCACAAGCGTTCAAGGTGATGAAGGAAAAGGTCGTCAACTTGGTTCTGCCATTTCTGCCGCTGTTCAGGCAGAATTGATAAAGCAGCAACGACCTGGAGGACTCTTGGCACGCTGATGGCTACTTTCGACGACACTACAGTTGGCGCAAATACCACTCCAGATTTTGCGGCACAAAAAAATTCACAGCCACGGCAGCGCAAGGTTGTTTTTGGTGATGGCTATGAGCAGCGTTTAAGTTTTGGCTTGAATCAGAACCCCAAGCAGTGGTCATTGACTTGGAGATATTTGACCACAGCAAACGCTACGGCGATTGAAGCGTTTTTTGATGCACGGGCCGATGACGCTGCTTCGTTTGATTGGACCCCGCCAGACACCACAACGTCTTACAAGTGGTTGTGCGACGAATGGCAGCGCGAATTGGTTGCGGCAAATCGCGAAACTATTACTGCGACTTTCCGCGAGGTCTTTGAGCCTTAAACTACAACCAAGAGGATTTCA